ATGGGTAAGGGATGGAAGGATGAAACCGATGCCATCTATAATACCACTGAGGTTCATACAGGCCCTGAGAATAAGAGAGAGTGTCCTTGCGATACTTGTCCTTTGTTTGACGCCTGTGCCGCAAAGGGTACAGAGTGTTCTGCGTTTCGTAATTGGGGTACGAATGGTGACTTCAAGGATACTGATGTCCAGAGGTTACTGCGGGCCGCTGCTTAGAGAGGAGTTGTTATGAGTACAAAAGAGATGACTGCACAGGAGATTGCAGAGTTGAATAAAGAGTTTCGGATTGCGAATGCGTCCACTCAATGGAAGTTTATGCAGACACCAGAGTATGCAAAGCTGCCACTTGCGGTGAGATGTACGGTGGAGCGGAACTGTTTATCCTATTACTTTGATAAGTTATCAGAGGGCATGACCGATTGGAAGAATCCGATATGCGCTCGCATTCCTACAGAGGATTTCGATGTATACGATAGGGCCTGTGCTTACTTCACAGGTACAGAGTTGCAGACCATGAACACATATCCTAATGGTACATCAAAGGTATTCGCAAAGGGATATTACATGATGGGCAATTAGTACTTGACATATCAGATGGCCTGTGATACTATGGGCCATACTATGGGGTATCCCCTAAAATATAGCAGGGATTGATAATCTATAAATGCAATAAAGATACGGAGAAATATTTCATGGAAGCACCAGTATTTGAAAAAGGATATCCATCCTATAACGCTGTTAATGGCGTGTTTCATCCTACCCCAATATCTAAAGTCGATAAGGAGACAGAAATGAAGTTTAGTGAATTTAGAAAGAAGTTCGGTGAAGGCACCGATTTTGATTTGGACTATGGTAAGTTGTTTATCATTGGTCTATGCATATACATTGCGGTTCAAGTGTCATGAAGAAATACTATATGGCATTTCGACAGTGGTGGTACGAGCATGATAGTATAGAGTTAGTTCTCTTTGCCTCTCTTGCATTCTGTGCTGGGTGGGGAGTGTATCATGTTATACTTGGATTGATTGGGAGATTTTCATGAGTGATATGAAACAGTTAGATGCACGACAGGAACTACTTGTCATTACTATGGAAGAATGCGGTGAACTTATTCAGGCGTGTTCTAAAGCATTGCGTAGAGGTGAACTCTTTGCATACTCTGATTCAGAGACAGAACTTAAACAGGAAATTGCAGATGTTCAGGCAATGATTAATCTGATGGTTGAGTGGGATGTTCTCTCATGGACAGAGATTGAAAACGGAGTTGAACGCAAACGCAATAAACTGAAACGATGGTCTAAGTTAATTGAAGATGCAGAATGGGAAAAGACTGTCAAGGAGACTCCAGTTCTCGTTGAAGAGAATGGAGAGATATATGCAGAAGATATAGAGGATGAGGTTCATGACGTTGACCAGCCCGACCCCCCAAAATCTCAGCAACAACAAAAGAACTTCCCTAGTAACTCTGTTACATGGAGACAGGCACTAGGTGATGACCCTCGACCACCTTATAAAGAATATACACAGGACATGACAGGTACAGGTGATTATGTGAACATGGCGCCTCTTACACCAGAAGAAGAAAAAGAGTGGGATAGAATCTATCGGAAACAGGTAGAGGAAAGTCAGAGAAATGGGAAAGAAACTCTATGATTGAGATTATCACACTTGTTGCCGCTGTGAAGATTATCGAAATCTTCACTGGATGGGATGGGTTCATCTGTGTCAGTGGGTGTGCGTAAACTCTAGGGTTTCCCACGATTCGCATCCGATTCGGCCAAAATCCCTTTTCCTCTAAAAAAAATCCAAAAATCCGACTCGTAAGTCTCTGATATTATTGAGAAAATAAATGTGTTTTTTTCTCTTGACTTTGTTATGAGAACATCGTATAGTATATGTATAGTCAAGAGAAAGAGGTAACAAAATGTTTCGTATTCCTAATTACTTTGAGATGAATGATATGACTTGGGATGAAGCGGTTCGCATCATCAAGGGTCGTGGTGACGGTACTCTTATCGGTGGTATGGAAGAGATGAACGATTACTGGAATCGTCATGCTGAAGGTAACAGTCCTTATGAGACTGACACTGAGTTCTATGAGAACTGGATTTATGAAGTTAACGCCTACAACATTGTGTTTGAAGGTATGGGTCAACTTTTTGGGGAGGCTGCGTAATGACTTTTGATGATTTGGTCATGACTGACTATGGTATGATAGGACGGATTGGTTCTATTGAGGATGTGGATGGTGTTACATATTACACTGTCTATTTTGATGACGGTGCAGTAAAACGGTTTACTGCTGATAATATAGAGGTGATATAATGAACTACACTACTGTAAAAGTTCCAACCATTACTATGGAAGAGTTGACAAAACTTCAGAACGACTATCTGTACTTTGAAAAAATGTACAACAAGATTGAAAAAATGAAGAAGAAGACTCCAGGCAATGGTTTTGCAAAAATGAAATGCAAAGAACGGATGAATGCTTTAGAGATGACGTTTGATGCAATTGACCAAGGGAAGGTTTTGATAAATGTCTAATACAGAAACAATCGTGGATACTCTATGTGACTTTATCGCTTATGTGGATTCGTTCTACAATGCTGAGACAGGTATCTATCCTATCAAGGGTATGACCAACTCAATGGTCATCAAGGGTGTACAATCCTACATCACTCAAATCGGTCAGGCCGAATCACTTGAGTGGGGTGGGGGTGATTCGCTTGACCGTGAACGTGTTCGTGACATTATCCTCGCTGATAACGGACTTCAGTGGGGGTAAGTCTTTGATTCTATTGAAGAAAAAAACTTCAAAAAAGATGAAAAAAAGACTTGACTTGTTATCAGAACATTGTTATAATGACTATAGAAACTGAGAGAGGAACTTAAATTATGGCTTATATTTCTACTGACGATGTAAAGAAAATTCGTAACGCACTCAAGACTGAGATGCCTGAGTACAAGTTTTCTGTTGTTCGTGACCACCATTCTAGTGTTACTATTTCAATGATGAAAGGCCCTGCCTTTGCTGAGTTTGAATACTTTGACCGTTATACTCATGAGTGCAAGAAAGGTACTCTTGGTAATAACGATGGTTATGACCAGATTAACACTTATCACACTGGTGACTTCTACGGTAAAGAGAACGCCGCTATCTTTGACAAGATTGTTAAGATTGCAAAGACTGCTGGTGACAAGAAGTGGTATGACAACAGTGACATCATGACTGACTACTTCGATACTGCTTACTATGTTCACTTGAATGTTGGTAAGTTTGAAAAACCTTATGAAGTTGTGGAGGCTGCGTAATGATAAAGTTTGTCGGTGTGTTTTTAATTCTTGCTGGTCTTATGGCAATCGCTGGTTCTGCTGGTGATTGCGATGGGAAGTGCATGGAGTATGCAAATAGTTTTGGAGAAATGGTGACTTATGCCTTTGGTGGGTTAGTCATGTTTCTTACAGGTAGTTACATTTTATATAAGGAGAATAATAATGGGTAAAGTGAAAGCATGGATTATGGACTTGGAAGAACAGTTCTATGACAAGATGGATGAGAATGACCTTTGCGTAGATTCTTTTGAAGAGTTCGTTGCAATTGCAAAAGAAAAAATCGGTGATGCAATGTCAGCAAATGATATTCAGTATGTTGCCTCAAATGTCTGGAATGACTATTGGGGAAACTACTATTAAACAATGCATCCTTAGCTCAGCTGGATTAGAGCAACGGTCTTCTAAACCGTAGGTCACAGGTTCGAGTCCTGTAGGATGCGCCAATCAAGGGGGAACATTCGTTCCCCCTTTTCTGTATAAATATCTATATGGAAAACTTTACAGGCAGAGATGGATTCATTTGGTTTACTGGTGTTGTCGAGGATAGAGATGACCCAGAAAAATTAGGTCGAGTTCGTGTGCGGTGCGTTGGATACCACACAAATGATACAAACAAAATTCCAACCGCAGACCTTCCTTGGGCATGGGTAATGATGCCGACAACCACTTCTTCTATGGGTGGTCTAGGTGAAGGTATGCCGTTTATCGTTGAGGGTAGTTGGGTTATCGGTTTCTGGCGAGATGCATTGACCATGCAAGAACCAGTTGTTATCGGAACATTACCAGGCATCCCATCTGAAACACCAACAGTCGATACAGGTTTTAATGACCCTCGTAGTGAGAGTGCAGAACAAAGTGAAGGTGCGTATAAGTACAAACCAGACTATGGGCCTTATCCTCTAAGAACTTCGGACAGTGACGTATCTAGACTTGCAAAGAATGATGCAAACAATATTCACCCAGAGATTGCTGCAAGAGATGAAGCACAAACCAAGGAAGTTCCTGTCGCAAATGATACGGAAACAACTTGGAATGAACCACTGACCACGGATGAATCTACCAGAGGTAAAGAAGCATCTGGTCGCAATCCAGAAACAAAAGAAAGTAGAACCGCTCCTTACAAAAGACGCAACACAGAATACCCATACAACCGCACATACGAAACAGAGAGTGGACACGTTGTTGAGTTTGATGATACACCTTTTGCGGAACGCATCTATGAGAAACATCGTACAGGAACTTTCTATGAGGTGGATGCAGATGGAAACAAGGTCACTCGTATTGTAGGGAACAATTATCAGATTGTTGCTGGTGCGGAATATGTAAATGTCAAGGGTGACGTAAACCTTACAATAGATTCTAACTGCAAAACATATATCAAAGGTAATTGGGATATTCAAGTTGACGGTAACGTGAATGAGGTAATCAAAGGAACATTGACACAGGATGTTACAGGTGCGGTATCGGAAACTTACAAAGCAAATCAAACAACAAATATAACAGGAACACTAGACTTGGATGCTTCATCTGAAGTAGACATTGATGCTGGTGTAATTAATCTAAACTAGGAAACACTATGCCCCCAGTAACAAGAGTAGGTCAAGATAGTCACATAGGTCACGCAAGTCCTACACCAAGTCCTTTTCACAGTACACCATACGCATCTGGTTCGCCCAACGTATTAACAAATGGTTCTCCAACTGTACGCATTGGGGATACCACTGGTTGCGGTGACCCAGCAGTTGGTGGTTCTGGTACAGTGTTTGTAAATGGTATTGGTGTTCATAGACAAGGTGACGGAACAGGTGGACATGGAAGTTGGGTGCCGAATGCATCTGCGTCTGGTTCACCAAATGTAATAGCAGGCGGATAATGGCAAAACCAGATTACGAAACACTACTTGGTCAGATTGCTGCGGAGACTGACCCAACAGCAAAGGCTGCATTGGAAGCGCAATGTTTTGTTTTTCTAGAACCGTTGACTGAAGCAGAGAAAGAACTCTTTGCATATCTGGATAACGACTACCTACTATTTAATCCAGGCAGAGAGGCAAACAGTTTTAAGAGTTATGTGGGAACTTACTTTAGTGATACAGGAGAAACGACATGACACTAACTAAGAGGTCATCAAAAGGTTCTGCACTTTCCTATGATGAGATGGATGGGAACTTTACGCACTTAGGTGGTACTGGAACTTACCACAATGATGGTATTCGTATTGGGCCATCTGGTACTGTCTTGGAAATGCTTACTGGTCATGCAGATGGAAGAACTCTTGTTGGTCACTCTGGTAGTTATACTCTATCGAATGTTACCGCTGCACAAGAACTAACAACCACTCATACGAGTATTGGATTGGACATAGATTATATTCCACCCACTGGAACAAAGACAGTATTGTATGAAGCACAATTTCAAATTCGTTTTATAGATAATGACCCCATATGTCACTTTAAGGCAACTTGGGATGGAAATGATTTAGAACCAAGTAGGTCAACATTTAGAACTGCTAGTGCTAGTAATCATCAATTAATTTACAATCTGTCTGTTGCAATAGAAGTGAATGCATCTAGTGTAGATATTCCAAAGGCAAGGATTGGCCCGTGGACAACTGCAAAAACTTTATCATGGACAGCAAGAGAATACAGTAGTAGTTTTGAGGGAAGTTTACACACAACAAATAATTGGGATGGAACTGGAACTGACATATTTATTTGTCCAATGTTAAAGGTCACTGCGATTGCATAAACATACTAAATAATACAAAAGAGGGAAACAATGGCAGTACAATCCGCATACAGAGATGCAGAAAGAGTAAACGATTCAAATCGTGATACACAAATATATAAAGATTTAAATCTTAACTTTACTAAGCATCCAATCAGAAAAGATGTAACACCACTTACTGGTGCCGCTGCTGTAAAAAGAAGTGTACGAAACTTAGTTCAGTATGGTCACTTTGAAAAACCTTTTCATCCAGAGATTGGTTCTGGTATTCGTGATTTACTTTTTGAAAATATGACTCCATTCACTGCGAATATTCTTTCAAGAAAAATAGAGGATGTCATAAACAACTTTGAACCAAGAGCATTACTTGCTGGTGTTGAGGTGATACCAAGAATGGATACAAACGAATATCAAGTGACAGTTGAGTTTTACATAAACAATGCTCCTTCTGAACTTCAAGACTTATCGTTTACACTAGAGAGAATTAGATAAGATGGCAACCACAGATAAAAGACTTACAGTAACAGATTTAGATTTTGATGATATCAAAACAAATCTAAAAACATTTATGCGTAATCAAGATGCATTTACAGATTATGACTTTGAAGGTTCTGGTATCAATGCATTGATGGATTTGCTAGCGTATAATACACACTACCTTGCAATGAATGTCAATATGGCTGCAAATGAAATGTTCCTTGACACTGCATCTGTTCGTGCGTCTGTTGTTTCTCATGCAAAGACTCTAGGATATACACCAAACTCTGCAAGAGCTCCTATCGGTACAATTAACGTAACACTTAATAATGTCGGTAGTCTTGTTACTGCAACAATTCCAGCAGAGACAGTTTTCACTGCAACGGTTGATGATGTGTCTTATCAATTTGTTACTATTGCAGAGTATACATCACCAATTACAAATGGTGTTCTTTCCTTTTCTAATATTCCAATCTATGAGGGAACATATACAAAAAACAGATATACAGTTGATACAAAAAATGTTGACCAGAAGTTTAAACTTACGAGTGACCGAGCTGATACGACAACTCTAAAAGTTCAAGTTTTTGATTCTGCTGAATCGTCTAGTTTTAAAACATACACTCTTGCAACGGATATAACACAGGTAGGCTCAACTTCAGAAGTTTACTTCTTGCAAGAATGTGGTGATGGTAGGTTTGAGGTGTACTTCGGTGATGGTATTGTTGGTCGTGCAGTGTCAGACAACAACGTAGTTGTTCTTTCTTATGTCGTTACAAATAAAACAAAAGCAAACGGTGCAACCAACTTTAGAACCACCGCAACTATTTCTACTATTACTGATATTACTGTTGCAACCGTGGATGCTGCATCTGGTGGTGCAGAGAGAGAATCAATTCAGTCTATCAAACTAAATGCACCTCTTGATTATGCTGCACAAGGTCGTGCGGTTACACCAGAAGA